GGTCGGGACGCCGAGATTTGAACTCGGGACCCCTTGCACCCCATGCAACTTTGACCGGTTTCTCCATGTGCCGAGAATCGCAGAAATTTTTTCGAAAAACCCTATTTTTCTCGGCGAATTGAGCATATCAGCACCCTTCAGGAAATTTCAATCGATTTCGGATAAAGTGGACACGAAGTGGACACGGAAACCAGAAAACGATGTCTCGACCCGCACGCAGGCTGACCGCCGCCGCAATCCCGAACCTGCCGCCCGGCACGCATGGCGACCCCGCCACCGTTGGCCTTCAACTGCGCGTCTCCCGTCGTCGCGACGGGCAGCATACCCGGTCCTGGCTGCTGCGCTACAAGCTACGGGGCGCCGAGACCCGCATTCTCCTCGGGCACTTTCCCGCCCTCTCGCTCGTCGAGGCTCGCGCCGCCGCCCTGCGTCTGCGCGAACACGCCGCACAGGGAATCGACCCGAGGGCCGCAACCACTCGACGGCTGGCTCCACGCTCTGACGTCGCAGCGCCGACCGGCAACCCCCATTCCGTCGCCGCCCTGGTTGATTCGTTCCTGGCGCTCCATGTCAGGCCGCACCGGAAGCGCCCCGAGTACGCGGAGGCGATGCTGCGGCGCGACGTGTTACCGGTATGGGGAACCCGAGACGCGCGCACCATCGAGCCGGTCGAGGTGCTCGAGCTCCTCGACGGCATAGTTGCGCGCGGCTCCCCCGTAGTCGCCAACCGCGTGGCCGCCCTGCTCTCGCAGATGTTCCGCTTCGCGATCCATCGGCGACTCGTCGGCGCGTCGCCCGTGCAACTGCTGTTCAGACCGGGCGGCAAGGAGCGCCCGCGCGACCGTGTCCTGACGGACGAGGAGCTACGCGTGATCGTCACCGATCCGAAAGCGGCTTTTCGATTCAACCGGACCGCACACGCCGCGATGATCCTCCTGCTCACCGGTCAACGTCGCGGCGAGCTTGCTGCCGCGCGATGGAAAGATATCGACTTGAAAGCTCAGACCTGGGCGATCCCGCCGGAGAACTCCAAGACCGGCCGTGCCCACCTCGTTCCGCTCTCGGCCGCCGCCCTGGAACACTTCGCGGCGCTGCGCGACCTTGCGGAGGGTGCGCGGTTCGTCATGCCAAACGAGGACGGGACCGGTCCAATCGCCGCGAAACTGCTAACACGCTCGGTCGCACGCTGTCTGCCGCGACTGAAAAAGGCGCGCGTCGAACCGTTCACGCTGCACGATTTGCGGCGGACCTGTCGCACCGGGCTCGCGCGACTCGGCGTGCGGCCTGATATCGCTGAGCGCGTGCTAAATCACGCCGTCGGCGGCATCGCCGGCGTCTACGACGTGCACAGCTACCTTGACGAGAGGCGGGAGGCGCTCGATCGTTGGGCGGCGCATCTGCAATCACTGGCCCAGGCCAAATGAAGCGTAGTATCAAAACGCCAAGGAGCGTGTGGGTAGAGAAGCGCCGCCGGCTTTTCGACCGCGCGATCGAACGCGGCGGAGAACGCTTCGCGCAAGATATCGACGCCTTCGTCGGCTTTATCTGGATAGTGCGCCGCAAGCGCACACGACCTACCGAATACAAAGGCGCGCTCAAAAAACTTCACCATTCTGCCGAGTCGCTTTTGAAACACGTATGGGACGCTAAACAGGCTCACGACTCGTTTTGGATTGGGCGTGCATCGTTACGAAAGCAACTCGACGACGCGCTATGTGAGCTTCTGCGGGGGATCGACGTCGATGTCGCGTCGATCGCTAGTAGCGGGCGACCGCCCGACGAGGTTCGATCTTACGCAGTTCGTGAGTTTGAAACGATTTTCCGCGAATCAAAAGTCCCGTTTCGCGCGCACTCAAGCGAAGTGGGCCAAACGAGCCTTGCCGTGGACGCATTCGCAACGGCTTTCAAAATGAGCTCCGAGGCGGCGCGCCGATACCTCGGGCGTGCCCGGACAAAATAGCCCCTCACCGGCTCGATATTTGTCCCTATTTCGTGTGGTGAAGCCCTTCTAGCCTTCGCGTCACGTTCTGCAACGTGAGGCGACCGAGTGAAAACCAAACGAGCCCCTGCGGCCGGCACCCGAGTGATCTGGCCGGCCGGCGTCGAGCACCGCTACGACATCTCACCAGTAACCCGGTGGCGATGGGAACGCGCGGGCAAACTCCCTGCGCGCGATGTCTGCATCGGCGGCCGCACCGGCTGGCGCCCCGACACGCTCGATGCTGCCGAGCGCCTCCCCTAGCTCAAAAAAAATACCCCGACCCGGCGTAAGACCGGACGGGGCAAAGGAAAAAACGCGTGAACAGTATACCCCGCCACAATTCCGCCCGCCGCGCACCGAGCACTTTTCTCGCGCGTCTCGCCAAAGAATTCCGCCGCCAGCGCGATCGAGCACGACTCGAAAACGCTTGGAAACGTCTCACCAACGGCTGCGCGCGCTGCTCGCGCGGGCCGGCAATCGAAACCTGTCGGCAGTGCATCGTCGACTTACGAGGTGCGCCATGATTCGCCCGAGGCTCACCCGCGAACAACGCGCCGAGCGATTCCGTGCGACCAGGGAGAGATGGGCGGTAACGCTTGAGCCCGAGACGCGCGCCGTGTTCGAGCGGTTGCTCGACGAGGGCGACCGACTGGTAGAGGCCGGCTGGAGAGCTCGCCAGGCTGCCTGGGCGCTCGTGAAGCGACCGGAGGCAGTGCCATGAGCGAACTCGCCGCGACCGTGCCCGAAGCTGCTCACCAATGGAACGCGCTCGGCTACAGACTCGCCGCGTGGCCTGCCGCCGATGGCAAGGCACCACGCCAACGTGGATGGGGCGCCACCGGCACCGATCCCGACCGGATCGGCAGCGAGCACAACATCGGAGTGCTCCACGGACTGAGCGGCACTTGCGCGCTCGACCTCGACGATCTGCCGAGGTCCATCGCGGTGCTTGAGTTTGTCGGTCTCGACCTCGATGCGCTCCAGAAATCGACCACCACATGGCGGGGTAAACCCGAGCGGCTCAAACTGCTATTTCGCGCACCTATCCCGGCCCTAGGCGTCCGCAAGCTCAAGGTATTCCTTGACCCCCAGCGCGAGCCCGTCACCGTTCTGGAGTTACGGGGCGCGGAGCTAGGCAAACAAGCGCAGGATGTGCTGCCACCGAGTCGCCACCCCGACACCGGAAAGCCATACGAGCTGCTCTCGCCGCTGCGCTCCCAAGCCGATCTTCCGGAGCTGCCACGGCCACTGATTGAAATTTGGCGCCATTGGAGCGCCTGGGAGCCAATCCTGCGTCGCGTGCTTGGCGACCAGCGAATCGCCGCCGAAGATGCCGCGCACGCTCGCCTCACACGCGCACGCCTCGACGATGGCGTCTCTGTCATCGACGAGTTCAACGCGCGGCACATGCCTGGAGAGGTGCTTGAGCGCAACGGCTACGCGCGCCACGGCGCCCGGCGCTGGCTTCGGCCCGGCAGCACGACTGGCGTCCCTGGGGTGGTTCTGCTCCCCGGCGACCGCGCCGTGTATAGCCACGGTGGCGGTGCGCTCGATGACAAACGACCGCATGACGCTTTCGACTGCTACCGGCTGCTGGAGCACGCAGGAGATTTTACCGCCGCCGTTCGTACTGCCGCCCGCGAGCTCGGTCTAGAGCGATCCGCGCCAGTTGCGATGCGCTTGAGCACAGCGACAACGCAAGACCCTGCGGCGCCGCCCGATAAGTCGAGCTCGCGTATCAAGCTGCGCCCGCTCGCTGAGATCGTCGCCGAACGCCGTACCGTGCGCTGGCTGCTGCCAAAAGTAATCGAGGCGGGTGTTCTCGCCGTGCTGGTGGGTCGGCGTGGGAGCTTTAAATCTTTCGTGGCGCTCGACTGGGGGATGCGATGCGCGAGTGCCGGGCACCCGGTCGTGATCCTCTCCGGTGAAGGCGCAGGGCTCGATCGGCGAGTCGACGCCTGGCTGCGAGCGCACGGTGCAGGCATCGAGCTCGACCGGTTACCGATCCACGCGCTTGAGCGCGCGGTGAACCTAAACAGTCGCGACATACTCGCGGAGCTCGCCTCTGCGATCGATGCCGCATCGATTGAGCCCGAGCTCGTGATCGTCGACACGATGAGCAAATACTCCCCAGGGCTCGACGAGAATTCCAATGCCGAGGCCGCGCTATTCCTGGCGGGTCTCTCCGTCGAGCTTCGCGAACGCTACACCTGCTCGGTCCTACTCGTTGCCCATACCGGCCACGGCGACCAGAAGCGCGCCCGAGGCGCCTCTGCGCTCGGTGCGAACACGGACGCCGAGTACCTGGTGGATCGGCAGGAAGGCACTAACACCGCGACAGTCAGTCGCTCGCGGTTTAAAGATTTCGCGGAGCTGCCGCCACTCGCCTACACCGCCGAAGTAGTCGATCTGGGACGCGTCGACGAGGATGGCGACCGAGTGACCAGTCTGGTCATGCGCGCGGTCGACGCGCCGACACCGCAGAGCGCGCCCCGGATTATCGGGAAGAACATGGTCGCCGCGGCTACAGCCCTGCGCGAGTGGGCACGAACCCGGCCCGACGCGCGCCATATCGCCACCGCAGAGCTGACAGCGCTTCTCGAAGGTCACGGGATCAACCGAAAGCGTCGCCTGGAGGTAATCAACGGGCTCATCAGCCTGCGCGCACTCACCGCCTCGATCGGCGGATACACCCTCGACTCATCGGTACTCGAACAATGAACGCTCGTCCGAATTGTCCGAACATGTCCGAAACGGCCCGCATCGGACGGGCTGAAGCGTCCGAAATGTCCGAGAGACCTTTAGGTCTCGGACAATCGGACAGCCCCGGACACCTCGATCCTCATCTAGCACATCGACCCACCGACCTCGCCGCACTCGCCAGGGAGGCCAATCGACTTGCCGCCCAGGGACTCACGGCGCGCGACGTCGGCGAGCTCCTTGGTATCGGCACCGGCGCCGCCGCCGCGCTTCTCGGGGCCGCGCGAACACACCACGAGAGCCCTCGCCATGCGTGAGGGGGAAGCCGGCAGATACGCGCTCGAACGCTCGCCCGCGCCATGCATGACTTGCGGATTCTCGCGAATCTGTGCTTCAGGCCACCTAGCCTGCGCGGTTTTCGGCGAGTTCGTCGAGCGCGGAATCTTCGACCGGAACGCACCACGCCGCCCAACCCGAGCGCAATTCCGCGCAATTTTCCCCGCACCGGAGGAATCAACGCCATGACGACCGCCACATTTCAGTTCGACGATCCGCGCGCGGCCACGCTCCGAGAGGACCTTTTCCGCTCTGCACTCGCCGTCGCGTGCCACGCGCTGCCAGATGAGCTGCAACAATGGATCGCCGAGCAGATGCACGCCGGCGCAACGCTTCGCCTCGTCGTCACAATCCCGACGGGCGACATCGACGCCGCACTCGTCCGAGACAATACCGAGCGGTGGCTTTTTCGCGTGACCTCAGCAACGGGCGGCAATGCGTGAGCCCGACTGGAAAGTGTTCGATCGGTGCGCTAACGTCGAATTTCTTGCGGTGCTCTCTCCGAAACAGGGGCACCACCTTGAAACCTCGCAGCGGGATGCTGCCGGGAAACGAGGTGCAGAACGCGACCAGCGGGATGCTGGGCCGCGATTACCGGCAGAAATCACGCTCTCAAAGCCTCTGGGCGATGAGGGATTTTTTCTTTGGCCGGCTCGAATGACCGGCCAGGCATTTGAGGAATACCAACATGACAACCCAAGTATCTGAAGCCGTCGCGGCACTCGCTGGCGACGTCAAAACGTTTCGTAGCACTTACGATCGGCAACTCGAGGAGATGCGCTCGCAGCTCGACAACCTCGCTCGCAAGGCTGGGCGCTCGGCTGTGGGAGGCACCGCTGCGGTCGACCGGGACGCGATCAACGCAGAGCAAAAATCGGCATTCGAGCGGTTTCTGAAAACCGGCGACGCTCGCGAGCTCAAGGCCGTAAACATCGGCACGGCCGCCGACGGAGGCTATGCGCTCCCGAAGGAAATTCACAGCGAGATTCTGCGCGTCGAGAAAAACCTCTCGGTCATGCGTCAGCTCGCCCGAGTAGAGCCGGCAACTACCGCCGACTACCACGTTGTAATCGCAACCAACGCAATCGGTGCGTCATGGGTGGGCGAAAGCGGAACCCGTTCCGAAACCACGACCCCGACCTTTGCTGATGTCGCTCCGTACTTTGGCGAGCTCTACGCGAATGCCAAGGTGAGTAACTGGGCACTCAGCGACATTCCGAACCTGTCGAATTGGCTCACGAGCGAAGTCGCCTCACAGTTCGCAGTCACCGAGGACAACGCGTTTCTCGTCGGCGACGGGACGAACAAGCCAAAGGGTCTACTGTCGTATTCCACTGCCGCAACGGCGGACGGCGCGCGCGCCTTTGGCACCATCGAGCACATCGCGACCGGCGTCGCGGGGAACTGGCCGACGACCAGCGCAGGAATTTACGACCTGCTCGTGACCGTGGCCTACAAGCTCAAAGCAGCGTACCGACAAAACGCGGCGTGGCTGATGAGCGCCGCAGCGGTCGACAAGCTCCGCAAGGTCAAGGAAACCACGACGGACGCGCCGATCTGGACCCCTGGGATGGGCGCGACGCCTGCTACCTTGCTCGGCTACCCGGTTTATGAATCCGAGGACATGCCTGCGGTCGCGGCTAACTCTCTGTCGATCGCCTTCGGAAATTTCGAGAGAGCGTATCTCATCGCTGATCGGACCGAGACGAGTCTGGTGGTCGACCCCTACACGAGCAAGGGGTCCACGATGATGTACCTCGCGAGGCGCACTGGCGGCGCACTGCTCGACTCGAACGCAGTGAAGGTCGTGAAGTTCGCAGCAGCTTAAAGCGATCAAGGCGAAAGCCTTGATTTCGGACGGCCGAAAGGCCGGCGGGATTTACTGCGGCAGATTGTCCCGCGACAAAAAGAAACCGCAGCGCCGATGGCGGACGCAGACCGACTAAATAGTCGTCTACTCCAGCCGCGCGATCGGCCAGCTCGGGCTCGGCGACCTCACCTCGAGGTCGCCGAGCGTCGACTGCTCCGGAGGCGGATGCGAATCCCTACCGATCGCCGATATAGACCGGCCGGGTGCCCGAAATTAGGCGCCGTCAGTCACAGAATTTCGAGGGCTCAATGCAGCGACGAGCAGACAATCTGAAAACTCTCATGGGCACCGCGCGACCCGATCGCGCTCGAACCGACAGCCTGGCCGCGAGGCTGCCTCCCTTAGAGGCATCGCCAGAGCCGCCCTCGTGGCTTGTGGGAGCCGCAGCGCTTGACGAGTGGGAAAGGCTGGCGCCGATGCTGACAGCCTGCAAAACGCTCTCGGCATCTATGACAACCGCACTCGCGCACTACTGCGCCGCGCATGGCGCCCTCGTGGCGATCTATCAGCGGGGCGAGGAACCGCGCGCGAGCTTGATCGCTCAAGTCGCGCGCCTCGCCGGGGAATTCGGCTGCACGCCGGCGTCGGCGAGCAAGATCACGCCACCGAAGGCTGATCGTCGCGAAAACCCTTTCGCTCAATTCCGACGGCCGCTCTGAGCGGCTACTGCGTGCGCTCGCCGGACAACTCGCGCAGCGCAGCGAACGCCGCGGGCTGATTGAATGCCCCGGCTGCCGCCGCGCCGTCGAGCACGCCCAGGGCATACGCTCTCCGGATCGCCTCCAGGATTACCGCCGGCTCCCTTCCCGTCGCTGCTATGTGAGACAGCTCGTCGACCGACTCCGGTAGCCCCGCGAAGCTCACGCCGCGCACCCGTTGACGAGTTCGACGACTAGACGCCGATCGCGCGGCGCCAACCGCTCGAACATGCGCGACCGCCGCAGTTCGTCTGCATCGATGAGACGACCGACTGTCATCCCTCGATCCTCGCCGGCCGCAAGGATCACGCGACGACCAGAGAAACCGATGAGTTCTAGATCTGAGGGCAGCTCAGGGAGAAAAACTGACTTTCGCATACACAGCTCCGTGTAAGTGGACACCAAAGTGGACACGGAGAAAAACCGGGCGTTACGTAAGTGCTTGATTCAATTGGTCGGGACGCCGAGATTTGAACTCGGGACCCCTTGCACCCCATGC